TGGCATGTAGAGTGGCTCTGAAGGCTAGGTAACCAGAAACTTTGTCTCTGTAGACGGGCTTAGACAACTGCTCAAAAGGACAATCGACAGCAATGAAAGTGCCTACAGTAGAAGAATTCCAGGTTCCAGATCTTATACGCTGGGGTTTCTCTAAAAAGCGGCTAATATCTTGAGAGAAATTAACTTCAGCCGTTTTAAGGAGAGGGGGGGAAAGATCAGAGATCTTATTAAATGTGGACATGCCAGAATTGGCGTCATTGTCCATTTGGGTTGAAGAAATTTGGACGACCTCTTCAGCGGTATTTTTAACTTCGTCCATAGTTGTATTTGAATTTGTAGCAAGTGAGTTTAAGACGTACATGTCACTCATTCTGTACGAATTTTGCATAGCCTAGATATTGGTGATTAACCATCCCATCGCAGCCAAGATGCTAAATAGCAAAGGATTTTAATTCCGCAGCAATACATTAAATCATATATGCAAATAGTATTCTGATTAGATGCAAGATCACACGAAAAGTTTGTGTCTTAAAATTACCATCTAGCTTCCATTGCCAAAACTGACAAGAGAGCTTGATGATGAGGTCGAACATTTGGAACATAATTCATCTCTTGAAGACAAGTCCTTAAAATAGAAGTAGTCCAACGTTCGTATATGTGCTTGGGATAGAGCGCGAGCTCCATGACGGTGACATCAATATTATCCTTTAGAATAGTATCTACGCAACCATCACCCTTCTTGGTCCAGTGCATAATCTCCAAAACAACATCGAGGTCTAATGGAGCAATGTAACGCTGGACATAGTGATTGTAAGTAAATTGCCTTTTGAGAAAGGAAATTTGATCAATAAAAACATAAGGTGGGGGGATACCGTCACCTTTATGTGCAGGGGTGTACTTATAACCCAGCATAGTCATCTGTTCAGAAACAGTATTTTGATTAAAAAAATCACTACTAACATCATCAACATTCACTATACTATCATCACCAAAAACCGCAACGAATACGTGATCTTTAAAAGTGGACATAGCATCAATGGTACCCGAGCAAAATACCCACGCCATTCTGTACAATACTAAGTTCACTACACTATTCA